GGGACGATCTCCGGATCGATCGACTGCCCGCCCTGATCGAACCAGACGCCATTCTGCCACGTGAACGTCTGGTTCCCGCTCGGGGCGCGATGGACGAACGTGCGCGTCGGATTGATCCGTGTCACCACCATCCGGTCGGTCGCGCGGTCGCGCTCGAGGACGTGAACAGATTCGAGAACCGCCATCAGTAGCCCTCGACTTCGCAGATGATCGTCTGCATCGCCGTGAGCGCGACGGTGTTCGCGAGCTCCGTGTCGGCGGAGTAGCCGACGAGCTTCGGCGCCGACCCGTCCCCGTTCCACTCCCAATTCGAATTGAGCGCGCCCGCCGCCGGGACGCGCCCGATGCAATCGAGCCGCTGCACGTGGGACGGGCAGCCCATCTTCCCCTTGTCGAGCGCGAGCCCGCCCGTGACGTACTGGTTGTTCGTGCCCGCGTTCGCGCCCGTCGGGAACGTGAGCTTCACCTTCCGGCTGATGCGCGCGGGCATGCGTGGCACACGGGATGTGATCTCGTAGGTGATCTCGTTCGCTGTGATGGCTGCCATGGGCGCCTCCCGTTCAGGTCGTGCTGACGAGCTCGCCCGCGACGCCCGTGCCCGCCGGATAGCCCTTGGCGTAGAGCTGCGCCGTGCCACTCGCCGGGGCGCCCGTCACGGCGAAGCGCAAGACCTGGCCGCGATCGAGGTGAATCTTGACGCCCTTCTTGAGCACACCACCCGCCGCGATGGCGGTGGCTGCCGGGCCCGTCACGGTGGCGACGACGGTGTAGGCCCCGCCGATGCGCGGCGCCGTCGCGGCGGTGAAGACGAACGTTGTCGCCGCCGTCGCCGTGCCGATCAGCGCGCCGATCTCCACGATGTCGGTCCCTTCGGTCGCGACGAAAAACGCCTTGTCCCCCGCAGACACGGCGCCGGCGTTCGCGGCGTCCGTCGCCTGCCCGTTGGCGGGTGCGCTCCAGTAGATCGTGCCTGCATCCATTGCCATCGTCGTTCTCCTCCCGCGCCGCTCACGGATTGGCGAAGTTGTTTCCGGTGATGCGGAGAATGCGCGCCTCACGCGGGTTCGCCGTCGCGTGGAACAACCCGAAGCCGAGCTGCCCGTACCACGCACAGCCGAGGTTCCGTCCGTAGTCGTCGGCGATCTTCAACCGGAGCTCGGGGGTCTGCGCTTCCGCGAACGCGACTGCCTCGTCGCCGAAGATGAAACCCTGCCCGATGTTCGTGGACGCCGCCGTGGTGACTTGCAGCACGGTGTCGTGGTTCGTCTCGATGATCCGGATGTTCTCGATCATCCCGATCTCACCGCGCTGCAGCTTCTCGGGATTGCCGAGGACGTACCATTCCTTCCACAGCGGATCGTTCCGGATCGAGCGCGTCGTCGCCCAATTGAAGATGCCGATGAATGCATCCCCTTCGCCGAAGTACGGCGCCTTGAGCGTGCCATACATGTAGTCGCGAGCGACCTGCAGATGCGGCACACCGAACGCGGCGGAGGCGGCGACCGACGGCGTCCCCGTGGTGTCGATGGTGACACCGGATGCCGACGACGGGACGGCGGTGAGGAGTGCGCGCTTGAACGCATCACCCGCCGAGACGTCCAGCGTCAGCTTCATGATCTCGCGCAAGCGCTTCTTCACGAAGGCGGGCAAATCGTACTTCGCCCAATCATCCCACACATTCGTCCACGTCACCGCTTCGCCGAATTCCTGGATGATGAACGACGTCCCGGAGATGCCGACACTCGTCTCGGGTATCCGGATGTTCTCCTGCAGGATGCCCTTCGTCGGCGACTCGACGGGCCCGGTCATCGTGAACAGATTGACGGTGTCGCCCTTCTTCTTGCCGAACCCCTCCACAGGTTCGACCCATTGGATCACTTCCGCTTTCTCGAAGCTCGCCTCGTAGAGCTGCTCCGAGAGGAAGTTATTGCGAAACGGCCCGGTCGGTGTGTCCTGTGCCCACGTCTGCATGGTGTCTCCCTCCGCTCCCTAGGCCGCTTTCGCGGTGCCGAGCGCGATGGCTTGCTGGCGCCTGATCAGATCCGAGAGTGACCGTGACGGCGTCGGGGCAGGCGCGGCACCACCCGCCGCGCGCCGCGACGAGCGCACGATCCCGATCTGCTGCTGCGCGGGAGTCTCGGCGACGGCTCCCTGCGCTCCCCGAATCTGCGCGATCTCCTGCTCGGCGAGCGCCCCGATGTGATCGAGCGCGACCGGCAGCGGGAGATGCTGCAGGTTGTTGTACTGCTCGTTGTAGATCGTCTGGACGATGCGGCGATTGTCGCCGAGATGGCGGCGATCGAGCATTTCCTCCATCGCCTCGTCGTGCAGCGTTTGCGCTTGCTCGCGGAGATCGCGACGGCGGAGCTCCTGATCCACGCTCTGCAGCGCGCCCTGGACGAGCCCGGCGTTCTCTCCTTGTGCGAGCCGGATACGACTCTCGATCGAGCGCGCGAAGGCGTCCGCCCATGCATCCTTGTTCGTGAACAGGAGATCGGCGTCGGGCACCTCGATGCTGATCGGGAGATCGGGAGTCTGCGGAACCTGACTCGGGGGCTGCCAGCCGGGTGTCCCGAGCGAGTCGAGAATCTGTCGGCGCTGCTGATCGAGCGACGCGCCGTAGGACTGCGCGAGCTCTTGGAAGCCTTGGCGGACGACAGCAGCCTGCTCGGGATCGAGTTCGATGAGGTGGTTCCCGAGCTGGACTTGTTCGCGGGCGGGGGGATCGGGCGTCAGGGCGGGGCCGTTCATGCGGCGTGCTCCTTACTCGCGGCGGCGCGCTCGCCCATCGTGACGTGCTGCTTCATCCGCAGCACGATGCGGCGATAGGCGGCGAGCTCATGACAGAGGGCGATGGCGGTCTCGCCCGAGAGCGCATCGTTCGCGACGTGCGTGTCGAGCTTCTTCAAGCTCTCCTCGAGCAGCGCCGCGCAGAACGATTGCATCGAGAGCAGCAGCGTGCGGGCGGCGTGGCCTTGCCCGATCAGCTGCTCGACGGCGGGATCCAAGGCGTACGCCATTCAGCCCACCTCGATCAGCCGCCGCGCCGACGCATCGGCGCTGACATCGACCTGAATGGCGCCGCCGTGCTGCAGGAGATCGATCTCGCGGGCGAGGCGAATCTGCTGCTTCACCGCGCCCTCCAAGCACTCCACCAGCGGGAGGAAGCGCGCCGGGATGTCGCGCCGATCGACGCTCGTCAGCTGCGCCAAGAGATGCCGCGCACTGCCCTGCAGGGTGACGGTGTCGTCGCTCATCGTGCCCTGGATGTCCCACGTCGGGTTGCCCCGGAGCCGCCGCGCCGCACACGTGATCTCATGGTGCAGCCCGATGATCGTGTCGCGGATGCAGCGGACGTAACCGTCGCCGCCCGGTAGCGTGCGCTCATGGTAGGCAAGCCACTGGAGCCATTGCCGGGCTTTCGGGAGCGCGCTGCCACGGATGCGTCCACTCACTGTCCGCCTTCCGTGTTCTTCCCGAAGGGGTACGGGCCCGGCACGTTCTTCCACCGCGCCTTGACCGCTTCGGCCATGGTGCCCGGCGGATCGTAGTGCTGATCGGAGTCGCGGCCCGGCGCATTCGCGTCTTCGGGATCCGTGCTCTCGTAGCCCTTCGTGTAGTCGCGCGGCATCAGCGCACCGCCTTTCGCTGCTTCTCCTCGATGAGATTCGAAATGGTGCGCTTGCCGTCGGGCCGCACCGCGATGTCCGTGACGTCGAGGCGGAGATCGGCGTGGCCTTCGCGCAGCGTGAGCTCGTTGACGTCACCTTGCAGCAGCAGGCGGACGCTCTTGCCGGGTTCGAAGGCGCTCCGCAGCCGCTCGGGCTTCGGGTCGGCGAGACAGAGCTGCGCCGTGCTGGCGCCCTCGCTGCTGCCGAAGACGATCATACGCCCATGCCTCCACCAGCTCCGCCGCCGGTCGGCGGCTGCGGGGTCTGCGGCTGCTGCTGCTGCCCGAGCTGCTGCTGCGCGGCGCCGCGCATCTGGCCGAACATGTCGCCCATCATGTTGCTCGTGGCACCCATGCCGCCGCCGCTCCGTCCCCAACTCCCGCCCATCTGCGACGGGGTGTTGCCATAACCGCCGCCGCCCATCTGGCTGAGCTGGTTGCCGTAACGGGCTTGGAGCACGTTCTGCATCCCGGCGTTGACGCCGTAGGGATTGCCGCCGAACCAGCCGCCGCCGCCCATCTGCGCGCCCATGCCACCCAGCTGCGCGCCCATGCCACCCAGCTGCGCGCCCATGCCACCCATCGGCTGATAGCCGCCGCCGCCCCAATACCCGGCGGCATGCTGCCGGGGCAGCATGCCGCCGCCGCGCGGCATCGCCTGCATGTCGCCGCCCATCTGCCCGAGCTCGTCCGCCATGTTGCCGCCCGCCATGCCGCCCATCGGGGGCTGCGGAGGTGGCGGCGGCGCTCCCGCGCTCGGTCCACCAGCGGGGAACGGCGCCGGGCGCTGGAGCGCCGACGGCGGGGGCGGCTGACGACCTTGAGGCTGCCCCGTGGCGACGAAGTTCTGGAGCTTTCGCTGGGAATATTACTGTCAGACCTGCCGTGAATATGAATGGAACGGATCAGAACGCCGCGCCAATATGACGAAGGACCGCCGATTCGTTTGCGGATACTTATACGTGTGGACGTTGTGATATATGTCCTGGAGGTCCTTAAGCGCACCCATGTAACTATAGCCCTCGACAAAGGACTCATCGATAAAGACCAACATTTTCGACGCAATTTGCCTGACACTTGCAAAGTCATGGACCTCTGCCGTTGAACCTTGAGAGCCCTGTATTACGACGATCAGATCAGCCGCTAGGGCTTGAGCCATTTCTCGCGATCTCAA